GCCGCCCGCCACGTCATCGCTGGCGACCGTGACCAAGAACGTCAACATCCCGGCCAAGTCGGCGCTGCCCGCCGCGTCCGCCTGGCCGTCCGGGTTCGCGCCCGGCATGTCCGGCGCTTTGCTCCAGGCCGAGGCTGAGTGGCTGTGTGACGCGACGTCGGCCACGGCGGTGCCGACCACCTCGGCGGTTGCGGTGCTGGCAAAGAAGCGCGCCGCCGCCGCCGGTTTCCTCATCCAGGAGACGTGAGCTAGCCTGCACGGGAAGGGCCTGGCCTGGTGACGACTTTGGCTGGACTTGCCTCCGTCCGTATGGATACCGGCGTATGCCCGCAAGGGCAACGGGCCGGGCCGGGGTTCATAGCCCTGGGGAGGCACTTGGGGAAGCTGGCGCTGCGCACGCAGCGGGAACAGCGAGGCCGCACGCGCGGGTTAGGGGCGGCCACTCGAATAGCCGCTCGATTTCGAAGCGCTGACGTGGGACAACGTTACGGAGCATCTAACGTCCGAGCACGTGCTCGAATTTAGGCCGTTGACCTGCAGGAATCCCTAACAGAACTGCCCTGGTGTGGTTGCCTAGGTTCGGGGGTTCAGGCGCTTAGGATGGCCCTCAGGGCCGTACAGAGCACAGCCCGAAATGTCGGAGTACGGCGACGCTCTGACCTGCATCGAATACGTGTTTGACGGAGCCGTTTACGGCCTTCGCGCCGCGCCCTATAGTCTGGTGGCGGCGGCCGGGCGGGTTGTGGTGACTCCACCGGCCAGCCGGACCCCCTCTCTCGGACCCTGGGGGTGTGCACGGGTCAGATGGCGCTTTCGCGGGCTCAACCATCTGGCCCGTGCACGTTCACCGGCTAATCTCTCCCCCATGGCGGGAACTGTGGAACGCGGCGTGCTGGCCGACCTCCGCACGCTGCCGCAGTACATCCGTGACGGCAGCACAGCCAAGGCCGCACTCACGCTGGCGCGCATCATCGACGGGCCGGTCACCGAGCCGAAAGACGTCACGGCGGCCACCCGTGTGCTGCTGGTCGCCATGGCCGAAATCAGCGCCAAGGCCCCACGGAAGGGGGTCAAGGATGGTGTCGAGAAGGCCAGGGACGATCTCGCGGCACGTCGCGCCGCCAAACGCGCTCGCAGCAGCTGACGGCGCGGTTCCCGCGTCGGGCCTGGGCATCGTCTACGGCGACACGAGGCCGCGCATCTTCTCAGCGCCCAAGGTGACATCCACGGCGGGCACGACTGCCATCAACCTGGCGGCGTCAGCCGGGCTCATGCTGGACGACTGGGAGGCGTGGGTACTCGACCAGGCGCTGGGTGAAGACGACGCCCGCTGGTACACCGACCCGGCCACACAGGAAGAGAAGCCGCTGTGGGCCGCGTTCGAGGTTGGCCTCATCGTGTCCCGGCAGAACGGCAAGGGCTCCATCCTCGAGGCCCGCGAGCTGGCCGGGCTGTTCGCCTTCGACGAGCAGTTGATCATTCACACCGCGCACGAGTTCAAGACGTGCAACGAGGCCTTCCGCCGGTTGCTCATGCTGATCGAGAACACGCCCGACTTTGACCGCCGCGTGTCCCGCGTCCGCACGTCCCACGGCGAGGAAGGCATCGAGCTTGTCACCGGCCAGCGCATCCGGTTCCTGGCGCGGTCGCAATCGTCCGGCCGTGGTTTCACCGGGGATCTGCTCATCTATGACGAGGCCATGATTCTGGACGCGGCCAAAGTTGGCGCGACGCTGCCGGTGTTGTCCGCGCGGCCCAACCCCCAGGTCTGGTACACGGCCAGCGCGGGGCTGCGCATCTCCACCCAGCTGGCCAAGGTGCGCCGCCGGGGCGTGGCGGGCGGCTCCAAGGGGCTGTGCTTCATGGAATGGTCGGCCAGCGTCCACGATGAGTACTGCCCGCCCAAGTGCGGTGAGCACCTGGAATCGACTAACGTCCGGGCGCTCCAGCAGGCTAATCCCGGGCTCGGTATCCGCATCTCGCTCGATCACTGTGAGCGTGAGCGTGAGGGTATGGATTACATCGAATTCGCCCGGGAGCGGCTTGGCGTCGGCCAGTACCCGGCCCCGGCCGACGCGTGGGCCGTCATCCCGGAGAAGTGGTGGAAGGCCACGCTCGACACGGACAGCGACACGGTCAACGTGGTGCACGGTGGCTCGTGCATGGGCGTCGCGCTCGGCTACGGCCGCACGTCGGCCAGCATCGCGGTGGCGGGCGCGCGCGACGACGGCAACACCCAGGTCGAGGTCATCGAGCACAAGCACGGCATCCGCTGGCTGGTCGACCGCGCCAGGGTCCTGGACAAGAAGCACAAGCCCGAAGGCTGGGTGATCGACCCGCACGCGGATGAGGGCTCGCTGGCCGATGAGCTGGAACAGGAAGGGCTGAACGTCATCCGCATGACGGCTACCGACGTCGGCCACGCGTTCGGCCAGATTTACGACGGTTTCCGCGAGGGCACGGTGCGTCACCCTAACCAGCCCGAGGTGCAGAACGCCCTGGCGGGCAGTGAGAAACGCAAGCTGGGCAACGGCCAGGCGTGGGACCGGCTGGGCGTCCAGGTCGACCTGTCACCGATTATTGCGGTGACTCATGCACACTGGGGCTACCTGAAATACGGCCGCGACGCCAACTATCCCATCGAGCAGAGCGTGGACTTCGATCTTGACACCGTGATTCGCATGATCGATGCGGGATACTACGGCACAGAAGAACTACAGCGACTGTCCGATGAGGGGGCCATACCGTCCACCCCGGACGCGTGGCGCAAGCTGGTTGGCCGCCGCACCATTCCGGCGCTGCTACGGGCGCACGCCCAGCTTGGGAGGACACGATGACGACGGTACAGATGCCCCGGGCAGGCGACTGGCGGACGCGGGCGCGGCACCGTCTCTCTGACGCGTTCACCATCGGGCGGCGGCGTGCGGGCGAGGTGCTGACCAAGGCCCGTGCGTCCCGGCTGGCGCTCGCCTCGCCGGGCATCGTCGGCGCGGCCATGATCAGCGCAGGCGCGGGGCTGAAGGCCGGGCTGTGGCTGGGGCTCATCGTCGGCGGGCTGTTCGCGCTGCGAGTTGACGGGCGAATCTGATGGGGCTCATGTCGGGGCGGCGGCTGTCTGAGCGGGGCACGCTCGGAACAGGCGTGGTCGGCGGCACCGGGCAATGGGGGCCGGGCGCGCCCGATCTGGTGCCGCGCCGGATCATGGCCGGGCAGAAGCCGGTCGTCAACATCGACACCGCGCTGCGGCACAGCGCCGTCTGGGCGTGCATCCGGCTGCGCAACGACCTCATTTCGACGCTGCCCATCGACGTCTTCCGCAAGGTGAACTTCGGCGACGGGCCTATCCAGATCGAGTGCCCCAAGCCGTCCGTGCTTACCGTGCCGGGCGGTAACCGGGTGACGTGGCCTGAGTGGTGCTACTCATCCGGCGTGGAGCTGGACCGCTCCGGGAACAGCGTCGGCATCATCCGTGAGCGTGACGGCAACGGGCTGCCCGTGCGCGTCGACCTGTACTCCTCGGCCGACGTCGGCTTCCGGGGCTACGGCAACGAGATCACCAAGTACCGCATCGAGAACAAGTACTACGACCCGCCCGACATCTGGCACGAGCGGCAGTTCACCGTGAGCGGGCTGCCTATCGGCCTGTCCCCGATTGCGTACGCGGCTATGGCCATCGGGGAGTATTTCGCTATCGAGAACTTCGCCTCCCAGTGGTTTGAGTCGGGCGGCGTGCCCCGGGCGCGGCTGCGCAACACCGCCCGCGTCATCCCGCCGGGCGAAGGCACCAAGGTGAAGGAATCGTGGCGTGCGTCGCTGGCGTTCGGTGAGCCTTTTGTCCACGGCTCCGACTGGGAGTATGACCTGATGCAGGCCCAGGAAGCGTCGGCCGACTGGATCGAGGGCAAGAAGTTCTCGATCAATGACATCGGCCGGTTTTTCGGCGTGCCGGGCGACCTCATCGACGCGGCGGTCCACGCGGGCACCACGATCACCTACGCCAACATCACCCAGCGGAACCTCCAGTTCCTGATCATGCACCTGGCCCCGGCCATCATCCGGCGTGAGACCGCGCTGTCGGCGGGCATGGTGCTCGGCCCGCGCTACGTCAAGATGAACACCGACGCGCTGCTGCGGATGGACCCGCAAACCCGGGCCACGATGCTGGCCGCCCAGATCAACTCGCGGACGCTCACCCCGGATGAGGCGCGCGAACTGGATAACCGGGCACCGCTCACCGACGCGCAGATTGCGCAGTTCGATCATTTCTTCCCGCCCAAGGCAGCGCCGGTAACCAGCGGCGGCGGCGCTCCGCTAACCTCACCACCAGCGGGCATTTCGCCAACAGGCGAAGGCCCGCCCGACGCAGCCACGGGAGGCTGACGCAAATGGCCCAGTTCCGGCACATCACCAACGGCGCGGGTGCCGTGCGAGCCGACTGCGGCAGCGGCACGTGCGACGTGCACGAAACCGATGAGCAGCATCTGCTCCGCGCTGACGTAGATCACAGTGAGTGGGATGGCCCGGCGGCCATGTCCACGTGCTCGAAGTCGGACAGCCCGGCGTCGTGCTTCAACAGCATCTGCGCGGGAAAGAAGGCGGGCGACCCGGCCACCCAGGAGGCGCACGCGCTGCCGCATCACAAGACGGCGGGCGGTGCGCCTAACGCGACCGGCGTCGCCAACGCGCTGTCCCGGCTGCCGCAGACTCAGGGGCTCACCAACGCCGACGCGGCCAAGGCCCACCTCCAGGCGCACATGAAGAGCATCAACCCGGACTATGACGCCAACGCAGCCACCGACCTGGCCATTGCCCAGCGCGTCCAGGCGGCACAGCAGCGGTCGCTGGCCTACGCGGAGGCCGCCGCGTCGCCGCTCATGTCGCTGCGCACCACGATCCCCCAGCACCGCGACCTGCTGTATCCGGGCGGCGCGTGGCGGGCGACGGCTGGCATTCCGTTTGAAACCCGCAGCCAGATCGTGAACATCGACGGCCGCCAGTATCTGGAGGTGGAGGGCTACGCGTCCACGTTCAACATGGGCTACGAGATGTGGGACATGTTCGGCCCGTTCACCGAGGAGATGGACCCGGGGGCGTTCGACAAGTCGCTGGCCGCCGGGCCGGATGTGGCCTTCCTGGTGAATCACAAGGGCGTGTCGATGGCGCGCACACCGGCCATGCTCGGCAACGGCAAGCCCACGCTGGCCGTCTACGCCGACGACATCGGGCTGGGCATGCACGCGTTCCTCAACTACGCCCGCCAGGACGTCAAGGATCTGGCCGTCGCCCTGGATGACAACGTGATCACCGAAATGTCGTTCGCGTTCATGCTGAACGACGGCTGGTGGAACCAGGACTTCGACAAGTTCCGCATCATGGAGGCGGACATCAACCGGGGCGACGTCTCAGCCGTCAACTACGGGGCCAACCCGTACACCACGATTGCCGCCCGCGCCGCCGAGGTGGCGCAGTCGATGGTGGTGCTGTCGATGGAGGCCCCCGTCGTCGCCCGGCAGCTGCACGCCCGGGGCGACACCCTGGTCGGCCCGCCGGACGGCCGCGACGTCGCGGCCGTTGTCGCGGCCCAGCACCGCGAGCGGGCGGCCGACGTCATCGCGCAGGAGGCCGCCTACGCCGAGCGGGTGGCCGAGCTGGAGACCGGCAAGAGGGCGGGCCGTCCGGTGGCCGCCGCCCGCCACGATGCTGGCGGGCGGTCGCTGAACATGGTGCGCGCGCAGCTGGGCGCCGACGAGTGATGTAACATCCCAGCATCACGCCAGCCGTGGGCCGCCTGTCAGAGCGGGCCGGGCAGTTGCCGGTAGTCAGACCGGACGGGCGCAGCATGACGGCTAGTCAGAGCCGCGTCTCTCATCCGTTCTGTCCGCAATAGGAGCGTGGACCCATGGCGACGATCCAGGACGTGATCGCGCAGATGGAGGTCTCGCGTGAGGCCGCGCAGCACAAGCAGCGCAAGGCGTCCGCCGAGATCACCCTCATCATCGACACGGCCACCCGTGAGGGCCGGGCCAACCTCACCTCGGAAGAGGACGAGCGCGTAACCGAGCTATTCGCTCAGCGCGACCTCGCCAAGACCGACGAGGACGGCATCAACCACAAGCTGGCCCGCGCGCAGCGCGTCGTGGACGAAGAGGCGCAGGCCGCACAGCGCGCCACCTCCGGTCACACGGCCGGTGCTCTCCCGGCGTCGACCCGCGTTACCAACGTCCCCCGGATGTCGGTAACCGAGCAGCGCACCTACACCAAGGAATCCGACCCCCAGGGAACCGGCTTCCTGCGGGACCTGGTGCGCGGCACCATCTCCCAGGACCCGGCGGCCAACGCACGCCTGTCCGCTCACATGCACGAAGAGCGGGTCGAGCGCCAGGGCTACCAGGGCATGATGCAGCGTGCCGCTGGCGACACCAACACCGGCAACTGGGCCGGGCTCACGGTGCCGCAGTACCTCACCGACATGTATGCGCCCGCGACCGCCGCCCTGCGGCCTTTCGCGGACGTCTGCAACAAGCACCCGCTGCCCGCTGATGGTATGAGTGTCAACATATCGCGGGTCACAACGGCCTCGGCTGTGTCGATTCAGGCGACAGAGCTAACGGTCGGCGGTGAGCAGAGTCTCGATGACACGCTGCTCACCATTCCCGTGCAGACGGCTCTGGGCGACCAGACGATTTCCCGTCAGGCCATCGACCGGGGGTCCGGCATCGAGGACGTTGTGATGCAGGACCTGTTCGCCCGGTACGCGACGGCGCTCGACAACCAGCTGCTGAACCAGTCGGTTACCGGGCTGTCGGCTGCGGCCACGTCCGTCTCCTACGCGGACGCATCGCCCACGGCGGCGGAGCTTTACCCGAAGATCCTGGCCGCAGCGTCGGGCGTGGAGGCCGCGCTGCTGGCTCAGGGCATCCCGTCCCACGCGGTGATGCACAGCCGCAGGTGGTACTGGCTTTCGAGCCAGCTGACGTCCACGTGGCCGCTGATCAACACCATGGGCGCGCAGTACCCGTGGAACGGCGGCACCATGGACCCGAACGCCGACTACAACAGCGGCATCCGGGGGCGGCTGCCTTCGGGCCTGGGCGTCGTGGTGGATAACAACATCACCACGGGCGCTGGCGCTGGCACCGAGGACGAGCTTTACGTCGTCCCATCGCGTGAGTGCCATCTGTGGGAGGACGCCAACGCCCCGCTGTTCATCCGGGCGGAGCAGACCAAGGCCGCTGCGCTGGGCGTGCTCGTCGTGGTGTACGGCTACTTTGCATACACCTTCGGGCGCTACGCCAACGCGATGCAGAAGGTCAACGGCACCGGCCTCATCGCCCCGACCTTCTGATCCTCTTAGTACCGCCCGGCGGCGGTTGGTGTGGCCGCCGCTGGGCGCTACCCGGAGGAGGTCACACCATGGGATCAGAACGAAACGACGCGGGCGGGACCGCAGCGGCCGTGGCCGCCCTGCTGGAACAGCGCAGGGGGCTGGCCATGCACGACCGGGACACGTCCGAGGTGGACCGCGAGCTTGAGGCGCGCGGTTACGACGCCAAGGCGGCCGAGAAGCAGGCCAAGGCCGACCTGGACGCCGCCCAGGCAGAGCGCCAGCGGGTGCACAAGGACGCCAACGAGGCCGCCGCCGCCGCACGCAGGGCCGCCGCCGAATCCCGCGACGAGGACGACGGCACGGACGACGCCCGCAATGAACTGCCCAAGGGCCGCACGTCGCGCCCGCAGAGCAAGGGCTGAGCCATGACGGCGCGCGATCATGGGGGCGGCAGCGACCGGCTGGGGGTGACGGCCCTGCTGGACATGCGTGAGGTGGGCCGTCACTACAGCCGCTTCAGCGTCGAGAAGTGGGACGCCGAGCAGATCGACTGGACGCGGCGGCGGCTGGACCTGCCGCCGCACATCGAGCCATCGGCCCGGCATTTCGAGGCCGTGCACGTGCGCCCGTTCGACGTGTTCAGCGAAGAGGACTGCAACCTCATCACTGACGGCGGATGGGGGCTGATCATGAACGGCATGGTCGGCACCCAGAGCAAATACACGACGGCGGCGGGGCGCATCGGCGGCGGCATCACCAACACGGCCGCCGCCTACGGCAACACCGACCTGGCGGCCACCACGGGC